GTTTGCCATCAAGGATATCGAGTCGTGACTGAAACGACATCTGATGGTCGAACGACGCATTGGGTTCCAGAATTACAAAAGTAACATATAAAGAACATGGAACTTTTCGAATTAGTCAAAATTATGTTTACGGATTCAACGCGATACTCGACTCTGAAGAATTCTGATAAATCAAAGAATTTCTTCATGATCAATCGCTTCTTTGCCATTAAATTCCCGATGACGGCAAATTCTCTCAATCGAATTGGTATGAATTCTTGGGCTGTTATCGATCTTTGGCAATTAGTAGCCTCTCGATTTTCAAAAGTTCCTGGATGGATCTACACAAAAACGAAGAAGATTCCTTCCGATAAGATCTGGAAACCTGATCCAATTGTCGCAGAAATTTGGATGCGACGAAATGAAGTAGGATTCCGAGAACTTCAAGAGGCGATTCGATTCCATCCAGAAGAAATGAAGCGAGTCTTTACCTTATTAGAAAAACAGATCCAAACTTATGATAAATGATCCGTTATATGTTACGGATCCTCTGATAGTAGAAGTTTTTCTTTACAAAAATAACTACAAGGACCGTCTTCTCATTGCCGAATTAAAAGAAGGAGCTCAATTAGTTTTAGATCACGAAGAATTTAGCAATTCATTTTATGTGAGATCTAATGAAGTTTACGATATCCTTCATGATAAGTTCCGACGAGATCTTCTAAACTTCTCGGCAACCGCCCCGGATGAACTCTCAGCATCAATCAATTCTGTATATTTTCTAGTTAACATACTCGAAAGCTTCAAGAATATGAAGTATCTGAAGATCAATATTTCGGACGCTGAGGTTTATTCCCGACGAGTTAATGACATGATCAATTTTGATTATCGTATCATTCATTCTCGAGTTGATCTAGGATCTATTCTTATGGCTGATGATTTGAAAGATGTTAAATCACTTTTCATAGATGTCGGTATTTATCAAAATGAACCATTTAAGACAAAACCTTACCTAGAAATAGCGACTACTGATCTTCTGAATATTTTATCATCGTACGGCTCACGATTTGATCCTATCGACAAAGTTAATCAGTTGATCAATGGAATTAAATCTTTACTAGGGTCGAAAGTAGAAAAAGATAACTCGATTCTGCTTATCATCATAGATAAGTGATATATAGGAAAAACGGGTTTATAAATGGCATTAGATCCTAGGATTGATGAAGTTCTGGAGACACTGGAACTAATTAAGAAAAAGTTACCTAACGGAGAGTTAGAGGTGATAAAGCAGGCAATTTCTTCTTTGAGTCAAGATCAAAAATCCATCAAAGAGGATTTAGAATACTTCAAAAAGCGCCTTTTCAATCCAGACGATGGTGTTATCGTCAGAATCAACAAAAATTCAGAGTCTATCCTTCGAGCCGAAGGATATACTGAAGAAATTCCAGATATCCGAATAAAAGTAGATCAACTAGAAAAATGGCATAATGGAGTAAATAAAGCTCTATGGATAATTTACACATCCTTAATAGGAATTGTTATCGCCATCTTTTTTGCCTCGATCACAAAATAATATGAAAGTAGATCTTATCATAACGGCTAATAATATCACGTATCAAGCCGGAGATTCCTTACTTATCACATTCGATCAACCATTTCGGTACGTTTCCAATATCGACTCTATCTCATTCGATTTTGTTCCTTTGAACACCTCAGTAGATGGACACGACATTTATCTACGTTGGTCATATGATACCATTCCTATCGATCGAGCTACTGGAAAACCGAATATAGTTTATTCTGCATGGGAAAGTTATTCTATTAACGGAACGATCAATCCAGATATTCAATCGATCTATGCAAAAATCATCGAGCGAGATTCTTTTGATCTTCAAATACGTCTAGTTAGACGCGGACCTAACACAGGAGCTAGACGAATTGATCGTGTCGTTTTGAATATGACAACACATCCTCCTCCGGAGGTTCCATCTGAATCACCATTTGGGCAAGAAACATGTAATGCTAGAGCCTGTTCAACAATCAATTTCGGAAGTGGTATTCGATTAGATTGTGATAAGAATTTGTTATTCCGGCCGTATGATGTTATGGCTCCAGGAATACAGCTATATCGAGATCTTTCTTGTGCAGTATCAGAGATGTTCGGTCATTGTGTTAGATATTTCAAAACACAAGCTATAATTGAATCAGCAGATCCAATTTTGAAAGAGTATTCTTTGTTTGAAGTGACGGATGTCAAAGATATCAAGATCATGGTTCCTGATAATGCGTTTCCTGATAACGCCATGAGATTCATATCTTTTGATATGGATTTCGGCGATGGGTTAGAGGTTCATATCGTAAAAGAACATTTCGAAAGAGCTTTTGGTCAGGATGATTTACCTGAACAGAAGGACTATCTGTATTTCCCTTTACTTGACAGGATGTTCGAAGTTCATTCTGCATATCTTTTCAGAGATTTCATGATGAGTGAATCTTACTACAAAGTTATGCTATACAAATGGCAAGATAAGGTCAATGTTATGCGACCTCCAGAAATCGATGCATATGTCGATGAACTTACCGAAAACTTTGATGAGATTCTTCAACCGGAAATTGATAGAGAATTTCAGGAAATTACTAAGCCGCTTCAATACAAAACAATATCAATTGGAGGATTTGATCATGTTAGATCTTTGATCAACGATAAGTTGATAATCGAAACATCCGATCTGACAAATTACTTCACTGTAGTTGGAAAATACTTTTATGATATGAGTAAAGGTATGTCTCACGGAGATCTTGCAGTTAAATACAAATTAGCCGTTGATAGGAAAATCGAAGAGAATACGGCATTCTCTATGTGGTTCAAGACAAAGAAGGTAAATTTCAATCCTCAAGTGAATACTGTAGATAATCTTCTATATGGATTCAATTTATCAGAAAACAAAGGCTATAAGATAAATCTTCGGTATTCTCCTGGCGTAACCGCTAATTCAGCTATCACTTCAAGTCTAGATCTCGTCGTAAATTCAAGCACATACACATTCAACGGAATACCTCAGTTACAACCGGAGAAATGGTATGGTTTAGTTGTTAATCATATGAATGAATTCAGTCAAGCCGCGATTTATATTTGGGAGATGAAGTATAATCCTAATCAACCTACACAGAACAAGACGACTGATCTTAGACTCATATACACTCAAGTTCAATCTATAGTTCCAGACGCGGTTAATCCAACTGATACAACATTCCAATTGTTAGCCGGCACTTATGCATCAACAAATATTCGTATTTGGAAAGAATCCATTGAAGAGGAAAAACAGGCTCTTCTTCTTAATCAATTTGTTGTTCGTGATTCAGATCAAACATTATTGATAGATGGTGCTATAGCTCCGTTGCGTATGGTTCGTGAATACGTCAGATAACGGATATCGTTCTAAAATATTCAATTTTGAAGGATTATCAAAACCTATCGAATTTCTAAGTCATGAGGATAAATACTACAATAGTATTATATCATCATGGAAGAAAACTCAAATCATGTTAGAAGATCGATCGATGATCTTCTAAGAGAAGAAACACCCGCTCCATCATCGAGTGGACTACCGGCTTTTAGTGAACACGAGCCAATGAATTATGCTGAGACGAAAACCACGTCTCTTAATCAGGCTAAAGGCCTGATGAAATCTCTACTCGGATTTTACCTATCACAAGAGCTTATCGATAAGAACGAATACGTTCGTTTGAAAGCCAAGATGGATGTTATGACCATGGCTGGGCTGATTCAACAAATGCAAATAGCTGAACATGCTATCACTACTCTTATGAGAACTATCGATTCAGGAGAATTTACTCCTAGAATGTTCGAAGTTCTTGGCGGTCTTCAAAAGACGATGCTAGATATTATGAAGCATCAAACTCTTCATATGATGGCAGCCGAAGAGAATATGAAGAAGATTAAACGAGATATTGATATTTACAACGATCAATCAGATCAACCTAAGCAAATAAGCCCTTCAGGGAATGTTAACCGAGGAACTCGAAATCTAATGAAAGAGATTCAGGCAGAGCTAGGTAATGTCGAGAACGAAGATCCTACTGATTTTGATTCAGAAGATCAAAACGAAATTTAATCATGTTCAAAGTTAAGGAATACCAAGAGGAATCACAAGACGACGGTCGAGTCATTTGGACATCGGATAAAGTAGAGAAGATCCTCGCCGCAATGGAGACCGGATATCAACCTACAGAACATCCATTTTATGAAGGTGATCCTAATTACAAGAAAGGAAATATTGTTTTTGAATACACCGACCAAGAGTTCGAAGAAATAAAGAGGTGCGCAAAGGACATTGTTCATTTTGCTAATCATTATTGTCAAGTAATGACCGATGAAG